TATTGAGCGCGGCAATACCTAACGGTATAGTGCAGCATGAGCACCGAGGCACTTCAAAAAGCAATTTGCGAAATTGGCACCCAGGGCAGGCTCGCCGCGCTCCTCGGCAAGCAGCAAGGCCACGTCGGCAAATGGCTGCACCGCGACAAGAAGGTTCCCGCCGATATGTGCCTCGCCATCGAACGGGTCACCGGCGGCAAGGTCACGCGCTACGAGCTGCGGCCGGATGTTTTTGGCGATCCGCCAAGCAAGGGCACGCGGCGCAAAGCCTAGAGGGGCGACCTCATGGCCAAGCCGACCGCCTGGATGCCGATGTATTGGGGCGATTATCTGCGCGACACCGGCCACCTGACGACGGGCCAGCACGGCGCCTATCTGCTGCTGATCGCGCACTATTGGGTGACGGGAAAAGCACTGCCGGATGACGACGCGCGCCTCTCTAAAATCGTGCGCGCGCAGGGGGTAGTGTGGGCACGCCTAAAACCGACTCTTTCGGCCTTCTTCAAGGTCGAAAACGGGCGCTGGTATCACGAGAGGATCGAGCGCGAACTATCTGAGGCATTTGACAGAAAAGACGCAGCCATCAAGCGCGGCAAAAACGGTGCAGCTACACGCTGGGGCCATAGAGCAAGCATAGACCAAGCAATAGTCGAGCATAGCAATCACAGTCACAGTCACATTAATCATGATTCAGAATCAGAGAATCATACTGGTGCCGCGCGCGACCCTGCACTGAACGGGGGTTCCGGGCCGCGCGCACGCCGGGCCGAAACCAGCAAAGAACGACTGGCACGCCTGGCCATGGATAGCCGGCTGAAGCTTCTGCGGAAGGGCGAGGCATGACCATGAGGCTACCAGGTGGTGCGGGTCGCGCTTTCCTCATCAGCAGGGCATGGGCCATTGCGAGGGCACGGCACCTGAAGCGCCATCCACACTGCGTCATGTGCCATGCCAAGGGGCCAAAGGGCATGACCGTCGACCACGTCACGCCACGCTCGGTGCGGCCTGACCTGGCCCTTGATCCCAACAATCTTCAAACCCTATGCAGTCAGTGCCATGGCCAGGCCAAACAGCACCACGAGCGCAAGGCAGGCGACGTGCTGGCTGGTGGGTCCACCGTGGAAGGCTGGCCTGCCGACCCTGCCCATCCCTGGAACCTACCCGCTACTGCCCCTGCACAGGCCCGCCTGACAGCAAACAGGGGCAAGCGATGAAAGGACCAACCATGCACCGCCTGATTATTCAGCCCGCCCCCATCCGCATGGGAGCTGATCCACCCACCAGCGCAGGGCGTCCCTTGCAGTTCATGGCCTACCTCGAAAGCACGGGTGAATTCGTGGTGCAGTCCCATCAACCCTTGGCCGATGGGGCAAGGGAGCTGCTGGTACGGGGCCATGACCCTGCTGCCCTGCTCACCATGCGCCATGCAGGCAAGGCTTACGACAGCTTCCTGCCCAGGCCCATAGGGGTGTGGGCCAAGGTGTCTTACTCCGAGGGAGCAAAGACGCTCCTACAGTCTGGCGCCTGGGTGCCGTTTGCTGGGGTACGGCAGACGCCTACAAGCGAACGGATGGGGTCGATGGAGCCTACCCCCACCCAAATTGGATAGGCGTTTTTTGATGGGGTGCGTCGATGGCCACAAAACTCATTGCACCGGGGGTGCATGGAGGCGCGGGGGGGAGGGGGTCGAAACTGGCCGATTTGCCCCTGACCTCCTGCCGCCAATCGCAGAAACTTCAGGCCACAAAATGCCGGCCGGCGTGCGTTTTATGAATATCCGACCATCTGACCGAATATCCGACCATCTTGGCGCTTGACACGAAAACGGGAGATTTCAGATGACCGCCAGACGACCTCGCAAGGCACAGAGTCAGACCGCGACCGGCAAGGCAATGGCGCTGACCGCGGCGGCATCGACCCGCTATCCGGCGTGGCCGCGCGACCTGGTGGATTTGCCAGGATTGACCCGCGACCGGCGGCGCGCGCTGGTTTGGTATGACGGCATCGCCAGGCACCGCACGCCGGAAGGCTGGCAGGCGACCGACGCCGGCCGGATCGCCCTGCTGGCGCGTGCGCTGATGGGATGGGAGCGCGAATCGCAGCGCCTCATGGAAGGGCAGGGCGGCGACGCGGCGCTGGCCGACAGGCTGCACGCTGCCATTGGCCAGCTATCGCGCCACCTGGGATTGAGTCGCGTGATTGCCGATTCAAAGATCATCGCGAACGACGCCCAGGTCCGCGCAGAGCTGCAACAGGTCGAGCCGAAAGCCGACGACCTGCTGGCCGGGGCGGTCGTGAACTGATGGACTCGGCCCTTGGCGGCTACTGGTGGATACCGCCAATCGTCGGCGTCGCCGCCGGCGTGCTGGCGTGGCTGGTGATGAGGTGGCTGCGATGACCGAAACCCGCATTGGCGACTGCACGCTGTACCTGGGCGACTGTCTGGAGATATTGCCGACGCTCGGCAAGGTCGACGCCGTGGTGACTGACCCGCCTTATGGGATCGGGTTTGCTGCACAGCCGACGCGGTATCAGCGGGCGAACGGTATGCACCGCGTCCAGTGGGATAACGTACCGCCTGATGCCGCCGTAATGGCGATTGCCGGACGGTGGCCTTCTGTCATTTGGGGCGGAAATTACTTCAATCTTCCGCCGTCGCGCGGCTGGCTGGCGTGGTCAAAGACCGGCAACGCGCCATCAATGGCTGACCTTGAGTTGGCTTGGACCAGCCTTGATATGAACGCGCGCAGTTTTGAGAAGTCAGTCAAATCCGCCAGCCTTGAAAAGAACCTTCAGACAGCAGCGCATCCGACGCAGAAGCCGGTCGAATTGATGGCTTGGTCGATTGGCTTTCTGCTCGATGCGGAGACCATCCTCGACCCCTTCATGGGCAGCGGCACGACCGGCGTTGCCTGCGTGAACCTGGGCCACAAGTTCATCGGCATCGAGATCGAGCCGCGCTACTTCGACATTGCCTGCCGCCGCATCGAGGAAGCCTATCGACAACCGCGCCTGTTTGCCGAGCCGGCTCCGCTGCCCAAGCAGAAGGCGCTGCTATGACGGGGAGCGAAACCCGCGGCGAAAAAGTTGTCCGCTTCTGCACGACCTATCTGCGCGTGCCCGAGGGCGAGCATGTCGGCCGCCCGGTCGAGCTGGCGCCGTTCCAGGTCAAATTCATTCTCGACGTTTACGACAACCCGCACGGCACGCGGCGCGCGCTGCTGTCGATGGCGCGCAAGAACGCCAAGACCACGTTGATCGCCATGCTGGTGCTGGCGCACCTGATCGGGCCGGTCGCGGCGCGCAATTCGCAGATCGTTTCCGGCGGCCTCACGCGCGCCCAGGCGGCGCTGGTCTTTGACCTCGCGGTCAAGATGATACGGCTTAATCCGCGCCTGGTGCGCGAGGTGCATATAGTTGAATCGAGCAAGCGCATCAAAGGCCTGGCGCTCAATACCGAGTATAGAGCCTTAAGTGCCCAGGCCGGTGCCGCGCACGGCCTGTCTCCGGTGGTCGCCATCCTCGACGAGATCGGCCAGATCGATGCCGAGACTTCGGCGTTCGTCGAGGCCATCACGACGGCGCAAGGTGCCTACAGTGCGCCGCTGCTGTTCGGCATATCGACCAGCGCGCGCAGCGACCAGTCGATGTTTTCGATATGGATTGACGACGCCGTTCGCAGCGGCGACCCGTCCATCGTCGTGCATGAATACCGCGCCGCCAATGGGTGCGCGCTCGATGATGAGGCGGCGTGGGCGGCGGCGAATCCGGCGCTGGGAATCTTCCGCGACGCCGGCGACCTGGCGCAGATGGCCGAGCGCGCCAAGCGTCTGCCGAGCGAGGAAGCGAGCTTTAGAAACCTTTTCCTTAATCAGCGGATCGCTTTAGAGAGCTTATTCATTGCGCCGGCGCTTTGGCGCGACAATGCCGGCGCGCCTGACCTCGACGTTTTTCGCTCCAACAGCGTCGCCATAGGCCTCGACCTGTCGGCCCGCGGCGACCTCACGGCGGCCGTTCTGGCGGCGCGCGCCGAGGATGACGACGGCGGCGCCGTGCACCTGCTGCCGTTCGTGTTCACGCCGCTTGACTCGCTGGGCGAGCGATCCCGGCGCGACCGTGCGCCCTACGAGCAGTGGGCCAGGGACGGTTTTCTAATCCCGGTGCCGGGCAGCGTGATCGAATATGACTACGTCGCCGGCTACCTGGTGCGCGAGCTGGAGGCGCTGGGCATCGAGCCGGGCGTCGTGGCGTTCGACCGGTGGCGGATCAAGGATTTCCAGCGCAGCGCGGTCGACGTGGGTTTCGGCGGCTCGGCCACCTGGGAGGCGGTGCCGCAGACCTATTCCGGCATGTCGCCCAAGCTGGAGGCCTTTGAGGCGCTGTTGCTGCAAAAGCGACTGCGCCATGGCGGCCATCCGCTGCTGACCATGGCGGCGTCCAATGCCGTCGTGAAGCTCGACCCGGCCGGCAACCGGATGCTTAACAAGGAAAAGGGCCGGCTGCGGATCGACCCGCTCGTCGCGGCCGTGATGGCGGCGTTCGCGGTCTATGACGGCGCGGCGCAGACGTTCGATGAGCGGGCCTGGATCGGCTGATTATTTTCCATAACTAGTCAAAGCCACCACGAATGGTGTAGGGGTATCGCCCAGGCGCACTAGCCGTGGGGGCAATATGCCGAGCCTGTCGCCGTTTCGGGCCTGTTCGACCCTGATATGGAAGGCCGTTGACGAGGCCGCCGACCATCTGATCCTAGAAGGCGTCGCCTCCAGCGCACGGCCCGACCTCGCCGGCGACGTGCTGGAATCGAAGGGCGCCGCCTACACGCTGCCGATGCCGCTGCTGATGCAGCACGACCGCGACCGCCCGGTGGGCGAGGTCGTGGCGGCGAGGGTGTCAGATACGGACATCACCATACGCGCCAAGGTCGTGAAGGATTCCGGCCTGGCCTACGTTGACGACGCCTGGAAGCAGATCAAGGCCGGCCTGGTGAAAGGCCTGTCTATCGGCGCCCAGCCGCTCAAGGCCGAGCCGATTCTGGACAAAGACGGCCGCATGAGCGGCGTGCGTTACACCGCCTGGCGCTGGCTGGAGCTGTCGGCGGTAACGCTGCCGATGAACACCGACGCATCAATCGAAATCGTACGCGCGTTCGACCCGTGGGGAGCAACCGCGTTCGCGGCTCGCCCTGATCCGCTGGCCGACCTCGCCGGTCCCGAGCCTGCGGACCATGGCTATGAAGCAACCCGAGCGCGCGCCATTGCCGCCATCAAGGCGACCCGCGCCGCGCTCTACCGATGAGACACGCCATGAACATTTCCGAGAACATCACGCGCCTGGCGCAGAAGCAGGCGGCCGACCTCGCGACCGTCGAATCGCTCACCGCGCAGCTCGACAAGGACACCGGCAACGCGACCGTCAAGGCGCAGCTCGACCAGCTCGCGGACGAAATGCAGAAGGACGCCGGCGCGCTGACCACGTTCCAGAGCATCGAGCGGGCGCAGATGAAAATGGCGCTCCCGGTGGCGCCGTCCATCGTCCACCGCCGGCCGACCGAGGAAGTGAAGGCCGATCACATCTTCCGCGCCGCCGTCGTGCAGTTCGACGCCTACCATACGCGCCGCTCCTACGATGAGGTGCTGAAGGCGCGCTATCCCGGCTCCGACCTGACGCGCGACGTTTGCACGCTTGCGCTCAACCACAACAGCCCAGGCCGCGGCCATGGCGAGCTGCGCGACATGCTGCTGACCCGCGCCGCCCAGGACCCGGCCTTTACGTTCGTGCCGACCTACGCGCAGGAGTTGGTGCACAACACCTACGCGGCGTTCATGGATGTGCTCAAGGGCACGAGCGCGGTCGCCAAGATCGCGTGGCGCACCGACTCGTTTGAGAACGGCTCGCCCATCGTGATTCCGTTCCGCAACGCCAAGGCGCCTTTCCCGGACAACTTCGAAGCGGCTTTCCGGCGTGAGGGCGACCCGATCCGCGTCGGCCGCCTGTCGACCGGCGCCAAGTCGCTCTACCCCTACAGCATGGGCGTGATCGGTCATTTCAGCCGCGAGCTGCTGAAGCGGTCGACGCCATCCATCGAAACCATGATCCGTGAGGCCATGCTGGACGATACCGCCAGCATCCTCGACAACCTGGTGTTTGGCGCAACGGCGGCTGTGACCGGCGTGCGACCGGCCGGCCTGACCAACGGCATCGACCCGGCCGACACGCGGCCCGCGACGGCGACGCCGACCCTGGCCGACATCGACAGCGACCTTAACAAGATGATTAAGCAGCTTGTCGCGGTTCGCATGATGGGCGGGCCGTCGACCTCCTGGGTCATGAACACCGCCAACGCGGTCACGCTGTCGAGCCAGACGAACGCGCTCGGCGGCGCGGCCTTCCCTGGCACGTCGCCGCAGGGCGGCACGCTCAAGGGCTATCCGGTGGCCGCGTCGAGCTATTTCCCGCTCGACCAGGTGCTCCTGGTCGACGGCGCCGGGGTGTTCATGGCCGGTGGCACGCCGGAATTCGAGATGAGCACCGAGGCGACGATTCACGAGGAGAACACGTCGCCCTTGCAGGTCGGCGGGGCCACGACGCCGGTACGCTCGCTGTTCCAGACGAACAGCGCGGCGCTGCGGATGCTTGAGGAGATTTCGTGGGATGAGCTTCGGACAGGTGCGGTGCAGCAGCTAACGGCCGTCGCCTGGTAGTTGACGGGGGGATACCGGCGGCGACGACCCGCTGCCGGACCCGGACTGGAGAGGGGCCGCCATGGCTCGCAGCCTATCGTGGCTGGCCCCTCTCTTTTTTCGCGAGGGCGCAATGGCAATCGAGCAACATCGCCTTTTGGCGTGGGTATGGCAGGCGACGGCAACCGACCGTCGCCTCGGCTTTGTCGAGATGACCAAGGCCGAATATGACGCCGCTAAAACCGAGGGCAGGGCGCAGGACCCGCGCGTCGGCTCGCTGCACATGAAGAAGATCAGCAACACGATATTTCAGCCGGTCGAGTCGCCGCCGCCCGAATTGTCGCCGGCCATGCGCCGCCGCCGGCCGCCGCAGGCTGCGGGCGAGGCCTAGCGCCTTGGGCGCGATGACATGGTTACGGCGGGCGGTGGCCGAGGGCGCCTGGCGCATGGCCTACGGGTCGAGCATCGAAAGCGGCCGGCTGTTTGAAATCCCGTTCGGCAACGGCTGGGAGCGCGGCTTGCGCCTGGCCAGCGGCCCGGTCGACGGCCGCGGCGTGCCGGCGGCGTTCGCTTGCGTAATGTCATTCAGCCGCGCCGCCAGCCAGTGCTACCCGTCGCACAAGCGGATCAGCGCCAGCGGCAAACATGAGGTGGTCGAGGACTCGCCGGCGGCGCGCCTGCTGCGCTATCCAAACAGCTACCAGACCTGGGACCAGTGGCTGTTCAACGTCATTGCCGGCATGGGCTTTGACGGCGAATCGCTGGCGCTGATCGTGCGCGACGGCCGCCAGGCGCCGGTCGAGCTTCATTCGGTGCCGCGCCGGTCGTGGCAACCCTACGTCTCGCCCGAGGGCGGTATCTACTATTCGGTGGCCGAATCGGCGCACGGCCTCTACCCGCACCAGCCCGGCGACCTGGTGCCGGCGCGCGACGTGATTCACTTCCGCCAGTACACGCCGCGCCATCCGCTGATCGGTGAGACCGCGCTGGCGGCAGCGGCGCTGGCCACCGGCATCAACGTCGCATTGTCGGCAAGCCAGGCGGCGTTTTTCGAGAACATGGCGCGGCCGAGCGGCATCCTCGCAACCGACCAGACGCTATCGCGCGACCAGATGACAAGGCTGCGGACGGCGTTTGAAGAACAGAGCGCGGGCATGGCGCAGGGCAAGTTGCCGATATTGGGCAACGGCCTGAAGTTCCAGCAGCTCGCGGTGTCGTCCGTCGATTCGCAGCTCATCGAATCGCAGCGCATGAGCATCGAGGAAATCGCCCGCGTGATGGGCGTGCCGCTGCCGGTGATCGGCGTGCTCCAGGGCGCGACCTACAACAACGTGGAGCAGCTCATCAATCACTGGCTGGCGGTTTCGCTCGGCTCGCTGATCGAAACCATAGAGCGGCTGATGGATCGGGCCTTTGCCTTCCCGCGCAGCGAATACGTCGAGCTTGATACCAACGCGCTGCTGCGCTCCGACCTCGCCGCCCGCATCGACGCGCTGACCAAGGGCGTGCAGGGCGGCCTGTACTCGCCCAATGAAGCGCGCGAACTGGAAGGCCTCAACCCGCAGGCGGCCGGCGATACGCCGTTTATGCAACAGCAGATGACGCCGCTGCCGATGCTGGCAAAGATTGCCGAAAAGGCCGCGGCGCCAACGCCGGCGCCGGTCGCTGCCCCTTCAACGCCGGCGCCGGCGGACCGCAATCAGGAAAAGGAATTCGACCCGGCGCGCGCCGCCTCGCTGCTACGCACGCGACTGGAGAGGCGCGCCCATGTCTGACCTGGAGTACCAACTACAACAGGCCGTCGAGCCTCTGGTGCTGGAGCTGGAGGCGCTGCGCCGCGAGGTCGCCGCGCTGAAGGCCGTCGAGGCGCCCGACCTTGAACCGCTGGTGATCGAATTCGACGCCATGCGCTCCGAGCTGGAGGCGCTGAAGGGCCACCGGCTCGACGCGCCGGCGTGGGCGGTCGGTGTCTATCGCCAGGGCGCCATCGTGCAGCATTTTCACGGCCAGTATTTCGAGGCCGTGGCCGACACCGCGGCCGAGCCTGGCGACGGCGTGGCGTGGCGCCGCCTCGGCCTGCACGGCTTCCGCTATCGCGGCCTCTATATCGACGGCGCCGAGTACGAAACCGGCGACCTCGTAGCGCGCGACGGGTCGATGCTGTTGCAGACCGCAGGGCAACTGACCTGGCTGGCGATCCGCGGCAAGCGCGGGCCGCCCGGCCCGGCCGGCAGGGTCAACGGGGGCGGCGCATGAGCTGGGTCGACGACACGCGCGCCGCCTGGATTGCCTGGATGGGCGGCACGACGCCGCCGACCGACGACCAGGCGACCCGTGCGTTGACCCTGGCGCTGGCGACCGTCGAGACGTGGCTCGACCGGCCGCTGGAGCTGGCCGAGCGCATCCAGGACGATGCGCCGGTGCATGGCGTGATCCGCTTGCGCGCCTGGCCGGTCGAGACGCTGACCACAATCACGGTCAACGGCGAGGCGCTGGAGCTGACCTGGGTGAAGCTCGACAAGCGCACCGGCCGCCTGGTGGCGCCGGGCTGCTACTACGTCTCGGTGACGACGACCTACACGGGCGGCTTCGACCCGATGCCGCCCGACCTGGAGCTGGCGCTATGGATGGTCGCCGCGCAGCTCTACCCGTCGACCATGTCGGCCGGCGGCGCCGACATGGGGCAGGCGGTGCGCCGCGTCACGACGCCGGACGTTGGGACGGTCGAATATGCGACCGGGACGGCCAGCGAGGCGACGGCCGACGAATTGCTGGGCGGCACGGTATCGCCGCAAGTGGCCGGCCTGCTGTCGCGCTATCGCGCCGAGTCCGTCGTGGGGGGCGCCTGATGTTCTCGCCCGCCGCTCACCGCATGGCCTGGGAAACCAACGTGGCGTTCCTGTCGGCGCCGGCGACCTGGATTCAGGGCGGCGTGGCGGTCGAGCTGCG